CCCCGCCGATAAGGTGGATGAGTCCATTTTAAATATCTTATTGACTCCAATAATGGTGTCTGGTAATGGGAGGTAGTTAGCTTGTTCTGTATAATCTGCAGAAGAAATCCCGCCAAAAGTATCAGTAACAGTTGTTGTTTGAGCAACTCCAACCATAGCAGTTCTTTCTTCTTTGGTCAGTTTATGCTTTAGGAACACTCTATCTATTCCCTCCCCATGTCTTTCGTGGTATAATTGGACTGCATCGTCAATCAAGTCTTCGATTTGATCATCATCGACATTGACTTCCAATACTGGCTTTCCGAGTTTCCTGAGGCAATATTGCTTCAATTCTTCTCTACTGGAGGGCTTAGCCATTCCTAATAATCATAGGGTTCTCAACATATTTATGTCTCATGGAAAAGTACTTAATAGATGAAATCGAAACATTTGCAATCAATGATGAATTGGATGCAAGAGTAGAGTTAATGGGATGGGAAGAAAAGCCAATCGTATACATTGATAATTTCTATAAAAATCCCGATATGGTTCGAGATTTGGCTCTAAGAATTCCTGCAACTTTTAATCGAAGAATTTGTGGAGGAGTGCCAGGTGCTAGAGTTAGTGCAAATTTTGATTTTGATCATTTAGTTCCAATCTGGGTTGACATAGCCAAATCAGTTTATGGATTGACAAAAGAGGAAGAAGAACGATTTATATGTGGATGCAAACAACTTACATTCTCGGTAAATGTAACTGCAGAAACTCAGAATTCAATTCCACACATAGATTCTCCTATAGATAGTAAAAATTTAATTAGGGGTTGGGCAGGTGTAATTTATTTAAACACGCCAGAAGAATGTCATGGTGGCACTGGATTTTATACTTATAAGGGAATGAGTTGTGTTGATATAAACCAATCTGGGATCTGGAAAGAGGACATCGTAAGAGATAGTGTTGGTCCTTGGGAACTTGTTCACTTAGCAGAAATGAAATACAATAGATTAATTGTATATCCAGACAATTTTCTTCATGGTGTATATCAACATCCAGGTTATTTTGATCAAACGGTTGGTAAGTATAGACTCGCTCAATCATTATTTCTACCCATTCCAACGACACTATACTGATGATTTTACTTACTGGATATAAGGGGTTTATTGGATCCCACTTTCAGAACTATTTTGAAACCGAAGGAGAACATGATGTTATTGGAATTGATACTGATAACGCATGGAAATTTCTGTCTAAATTTAACGGATGGGAAAATGTAGATCTAATAATTCATAATGGAGCAATCTCATCTACAACAGAAAAAAACTGGGTAAAGATTGCACATTACAATCAATCTTTTACTGCTCATTTGCTTTCACACGCAATTGAACACAAAATTCCTGTAAAGTATGCATCTTCTGCGTCTGTGTATGGGAATCAAACTAAAGAATGTAGAAAGATAAATCCTTTGAATCAGTATGCAATTTCCAAATTGATCATAGATTATTATGTATTGGACAATCTAGATCGGTTTGAGAGCATTCAAGGATTTAGATATTTCAATGTATATGGAACGGGAGAGGATCATAAGGGAGATCAAGCTAGTCCCGTATCTAAATTTACCAAACAGATCAGAGAGACGGGAAAACTTAAATTGTTTGAAGGATCGGATAAGTTTTATCGGGACTTTGTATGTGTAAACGATATAGTCAATATTGTCCTGAATAATGACGCTCCCAGTGGAATCTATGATATTGGAACTGGCAAACCAATGTCATTCCAGAGAGTTGCAGAATTAGTTGCTAAAAAAGAAGGGGGAGAAATCGAAATGATTCCTTTCCCCGATCACCTAAAAGGTAAGTATCAAGACTATACCTGTGCAGATATGGAATGGTTAAATTATAGACTCAAGACTCTGGAGGATTATCTCTCACCAGAAAGTTAATAAAATTTGTAGCGATATATTTTTCTTCTGAAATGGGAACATTTCCTTTATGTCTAAACAAATAATTGCATGGAAATAATAGTACCTTTCCCTTCTCTGGTCTTACTGCTATATTCCAATCTGGAAATTCTGTTTCTCCTCCCTCTTTAACATCATTAAGATACATGATGCAAGCAAATAATCTACTTACTGTGCCAAATCCATGTTGATCAACATGTAACTTGAATATACCTTCATCCTTTGGATAAACTCTAACACAATAATCATTCAATGTTATGCCATCTGATGGGACTGGATATCTAGAACTCGCTTCCCTAAGTGCAGATATAGTAATATCTGTCATTTTATCGGATATTGATGCTTCTGGGGGAACATGAGTTTGAATGGCATTTTTAAAATCTTTCTTAACACTAGGTCCAAGGTCTTTTCCGCCATCCGTACTATAAACTACTCCCTCCTGTTGTAGATGTTTGTTCGATTTAAACCATTCCAATATTTCATCACAGGTTTCGTCTGGGATATGATTTTTTAAAACTACAATTAGATCTGTTATTTTTTCAGCTTTCATCAATCTCCAGATTCAATTCTATTACTATCTTCATCAAAATGTTCTGTACTAAATTCAAATAATTCAGTATCGGAAAGACCATACATTCTATGTTTCATTCCAATAGGAACATGAAACTTATCTCCAGTTTCTAGTACAGATACATTAGCGACTTCAATATTGTCATCCCACCCATAGTAGATTTTAATTTTTCCACTTTGAACATAGAAAACTTCGTCTTTCTTTTTATGAAAATGCCAAGAACATTGTTTCCCCTTTGCAATGAAGAGGAGTTTTCCACAATATTGTTCTGAGTTAACTATCCATTTTTCATATCCCCATCCTTTGGACACGAACTTAATTGGTTCTGCTGCTCTAGGTATCGAAGAATTCATCGGCACTTACTCCCTTGTCGTCAATGTAATAGTCAGCTGAAGGTTTTCCTAAGAAAAGATCGTGAAACATACATCCCCATTCTAACAGTTGTTTGTGAGTGAAGTCGTAATACTTTTCCTTAGCTTGTTCTCGATCATTATTAAATGTACCCATACCTCTAGCGGTATGGTAGATTATTTGATGTCCTTTAATATATAGATCATTTATTTTAGAGATCCTTTCTGTAATAGGCACAGCTTCAATATATCTGCCTTCTCCTTTTCCAGGAATACAAATAGTGCCATCTATATCTACATTATATCTCATTCGGGTCCCAAGTATAAGTTTTTAAGTGGATATTTTTTCATAGAACCAGTTTGGGAATAATGTTGAACCTTAGATAATCCAATACTAATTCCAGCATCACTACTAATAGGTTCCACATATAGTTTAACATCTTTTGGCAACTTATCCAAATACCAATAATTTGCAGAACAGTTTAATGCACATCCACCAGTTAAAATAATATTTTTACGTTTCGATACTGAAAGAGCGTCCAATAAAATTTTTAACATATGAGTCTGAAAATCTTCTTGAAGTCTCCAAGCAAGGTTAGATAATTTTTCAAAGTGATTCTTAGTATTTTCAGCTTCTCTATGATGGGGTAAGTAATCATATGGAATAAAATTACATCCATATTTAGACCTATAAAAAAGATCTGAATCTACATGAAATCCATCAGAAAGGAAAGATCTAATATTGGGATCTTCTTTACCATACGGAGCAAGACCCATTACTTTTCCAGCCCCAAGTCCACCAAAACCCATATATGAGGATACTGCGGAGTATGCCATACCAATTCCACATGTCCACTCACCTTTATGTTCAGATTCATCACAACTATCATAAGAGGGTGTAGACATCCCTCCTAAAGAATTCATATTGGATGGATAAGATGCATCAAATATGGAAACAACCTCATGCCTATCTTCTGCAGGAGTAAGGAAGTTTCCCATACCATCAACCACAACTACAACTGCATCATCAAATCCAGAATTATAGAATCCACAATAAGCATGAAATAAGTGATGATCAAAAAACTTTTCAAATTTTTTCTCGACTCTTTCGTACTTAAAAGAGTTTTGTTCATGTGGGAGAAGTTTTAATGTTTTGGCAACATACATCGATAGTAAATCACTACTACGATCTAGACTTGTTACTCCCGACTTATCCCTTTCTATTAATGTAGATGTTCCGATCTCATACTTTTCAATCTCATCCATGGTAAGTCCACCAAGAACCATGTTACACACATGAAATGGATCGTTATCATGTTTTAATCTGGATAATCTCTCTTCTTCCAAAAAAATCTCAATGTCGCCATCTTCAGAAAGAACTGATACTGAGGAATTGTGTGACAGGTGAAATCCTACTTGTTTCTTTAACATGGTCCTCCAGGAGGCTGATCATAATAAATGTTGCCTGATATAGTTATGCCTTCATTTCCAGGGGGAACAAAGTGTTCAATGAATGATGGGAAAATTATAATATTTCCAGGAGAAATTTTTGGAGAAAAGTCTAAAGGAAACGCATGACCTAGATGTCCCCATTGATTCATTTGATTGTGTCTACTTGGGGAAAGAAAAACAGTCTTAGATTCCTCAACATCCACATAAATTACAAAACTCCATTGAGCTCCAGAGTGAATATGTGGATCTTGCCAGTCTGTTTTCACATACTTGTTACGCCAAACCGAACCAATATAAAATGGTTTCTCCGTATATTGACCTATACACTCCCAAAGAATCCTGCCAAGATAATTGTATGACTCTTGAGTAAGTTCATCTTCCCCCATTGTAGTTGGAGTACGAGAAATAAAAGTTGGAGTATATTCTGGTTCTTCTTTGAATTCTAATTTACTAATATCAATTTCTTCTATAAAAAAAGGCATCCAAAATACTGGATTGGGTTTCTTAAACTCGTTCATTATAAAGCCTTACAATGTCATTTTTAGTTAGTTTATATGTTCCCGAGTTTTCTACAGAAATAGAAGCTGCTCTATTTGCAAAATCAATAGACTTCTGCATATTTTTTGTGCGAACAAATTCAAACACTAAGGCAGAGAGAAAGGTATCACCAGCACCACATACATCAAATACATTAACTTTTCTTGGTTGGAAATGAATACCACTCCACTTACATCCATTTGATCCTAAAGTTACAATTAAATTAGTATCATGAGGCATAAATTCACGATCAAGTAAATCATATTCTTTTTTGTTTATCTTAAAGAAAACATTAGATTGTTGAAATAATCTAGTTTTCTTTGTGTCAATAAAAATTGGTCCTTTAAAATATGTGCAGATAATACGTAATGATTCATCCGTAAGAAAACCTTTATTATAGTCTGATATTACTAGTGCATCATATTGACTATGCATAAATGCCATTTTTATTTGAGGAGCACTTAGTGGAGTTACCTTAGGAGTAGTATCAACTCTGAGTAATTGATAATTACTTTTTTTATCAACAAATCGTGTTTTTTTAATTTTTTCTTTCTGAGTAATCAGATTTGTTCTGACACCAAAAGATTTTAAATTGTCATTGACATTTGATGCCATTCCAGGTGATACTTCTGTAGATGTCTTGTCTAGAACAGGAATAGGTCCTTCTGGGTTTAACCTAGAACAATCTCCATAGATGTATTCATCATCACATGAATCTCCAATAACTAATATATTACATTCCATCAGTCCAAGTTGTTAATTAGAATTTTTTTGATAATTGAGCTTGAAGAATAATCTCCAACTCTTGGTAAGAATCTAACTTCTTCGACAATATCTTTTCCAACAACATCACCATCTTCCCAGTCATTTCCTAAGAGGAGAATATCTGGTTTATAAACTCTGATAAGATCTTCCAATCCCTTTCGATCATTGAAATAGTGGACAACATCAATATACTTGATTGATTCGAGCATTGATATTCTATAACAAAGATCATTTATGGGTTTAGTTTGACCTTTATCTTTTTTAATCTTCACATCACTATCTGTAGCGACAATGACACGATCACCCAGAGATCTCGCTACTCTGAATAGTTCTATGTGTCCAGGATGTAAAATATCAAACGTGCCATTTACAAATACAGTCTTCATTAATTTTTAGCCTCAATCATCAACCCATGTTCGGGTAAGTAGAGATATTCGATATCAGATTCAGAAAGGGTTCTGCAAGCATCATCAATTGTTTCAACGAGAGGCTCGCCCCCCAAATTAAAAGAAGTGTTGAAGACAATAGGACAACCAGTAGCTTCATAAAATTCTTTAATCAAATCATAATAATTTTTATTTTGTTCTTCAGTGACTGTTTGAATCCTACAAGTACCATCAACATGAATGATTGCAGGAATTTTCTCTTCAATTCCATCCTGACATTTAACAGCATACATCATGAACGGGGTTTCGTCCATACCACGAAGATCAAACCACTCATGAACATGTTCTTTAAGGATTGATCCAGCAAAAGGTCGGAAGTATTCACGATTTTTTACTTTATTAACAAAATCCTTTCCATCTGGATCACGAGGATCATAAAGAATAGACCTGTTACCTAGTGCTCTAGGACCAGCCTCGGATCTACCTTGGAAGATAGCAACAATATTTTTATTGGTAATTAAATCAATTACATCTTTGTTTGTAGCTTCAAAAACTCTTGTAGATCCATACTTATCTGCAGTATCTACAATTTGATCAGTCGAATACATGTATTCAAATCCAGTATAAAGATCTTTTAGTGGTTCACGGACTTGTGCATCTTTAGTTACTCTATGGTATTGGAGAAGTGCAGCTCCAATTGCAGTACCAGCATCATTACTTACAGGTTCTACAAATAGATTAATACCTTCATCTTTTAGTTGTTCAAGATACCAATAGTTAGCAACACAATTTAGTGCATATCCACCAGTCAATACTACATTAGTTTGACCAGTCATATTTACAACTTTACGAATTAGGTCCAGAACCATTTGTTGAGACTCTACTTGAATAGCGTATGCCATGTCTCTACGGTTCTGTAAGAGGGTCATATCACCTTCAAAGTCATAGTCAGTCTTAAGGTATTTAAACCGCCCCTGATTGACTAGGGCACCGTTAGGATACGTTGGTATAATGAGGTCTCTATTGGATGTTTTCCACTCGGAGGCACCATTATGATCTGTATACACATCTGGAATATCATCATTGAAGTTTCCATATGGGAATAGACCCATAGTTTTACCAGCTTCAATAGGAGACCACCCACAATACTGTGTTACAGCTTCATATGCCTTAGTGATACCAGCAGTATCATCAAGAATCATTTCATGAGTTCCTTCCTCACCTTCCCTTGCACTACTAAACTCTTCAAATCGAACAGAGTTCCATGGACCTCTTCCGCCTTGATGTTTGTAGATTGTCTTGAATTCTGATGGATACTCACAATTGAACATGGATTCTAGTTCCCATGTCATTTCATCTTGCCCATTAATATTCATGGGAATGAAAGTACCTGCACCATCAACAACAACAGCTGCAGCACGACTAAATCCAGACCTATAGAAGGCACATGCTGCGTGAAGTTTATGGTGAGTTGAACTCAAATCAATAACTTGAGGGTGTTGATTTGGATTTGCTTTCCTATCAATTAGTCCTAACTTTCTTGCCAACGCAACATAGATTGGATCTCCACTGAAATCACAATGTCCAGCCTCACTTAGTGGTTGAGTATGTGCGATAACGAGATAATCAATAGTATCCGTGAAGTCTAAAATTCTAGTCATACACGCATATGGACCTCCATCATACTTGTTCCTAGAAAGTCGTTCTTCTTCTATTGATAATACAATTTCACCATCTTTCAGAAGACAGAGCCCTGAGTTATGACCTCGGGCAATAGCCGCAATCCATTGTGACATTTAAATACCTCAATTAATATCAGTTTTTAGTAGATTCTTTACTTCGTTTTTGAAACCTACTTTTGGTTTTTTGGGTTTTTCTGCAATATTTGCAGGTGGCTGATTCCACTGAGGTTGTGGTAACATTGCAGTACTTCCTGGCAACATTGCAGTACTTCCTGGTGCAACTGCAGGAGTTGCTGAAGTTCCAGGTGGACAGGTAGGACAATCCGTACTTTGTGGAGGCGTATAAGTTCCTTTAAACGAAATGGGTTTTCCTAAATGTTTTCTAGCAGAACGTAAAATAGATTTGACGTGTTCCGCAGACATTTCCATAGATTGATCATTATAACGATCAACAGTTTCATCCATAGTCAATCTAATTGGAGAATATTTTCTTCTGTCTAAACCAATATCAATTAGATCAAAGTTACTATCTTCTGGATAAGAAATATTAACTGGATAAGTAGATCCAATAACTACAGTTGCTTTTTTGTCAAGAGACTTGCAAATATGTTGACCGATACTATCTACACCTATAAAATGATCAGCAACGTCTATGACAGAAGCCCATACCCTAATATCCTCAATCTGAGGTCTTGCAATTTTATATTTTGACTTTTCTTCATTTTCTTCTACAGGAAACTGAAGTTCAGACATGACAATAACACCATAATCTTTTTTGAGATCATTGATAATATCTACAGTGTTTACTAGAGACATACTTCTTGAAGAAGCGTCTGCAATAAACTCACCAACAGTCTGAACTCCTCTACCAAAAGGTTGGATTACTACTACCTTATCTTTACCAGTTACTGCTTTAACTTCTTGAATCATATTGTAACCAGCAATAACCTCCATCTTAGTGAGATTGAGAGTTGGTTTGGGAAGTTCTCTCGGTTCATCTAGACCGTTGATTTCCATATCAAAAGCTTGTGCCAAACTACATTTTTGATTGTAGTAATGCCACATTCTATATGGTTCTGGTGAAACACAGTCCCTATGCTTCAAATGTTCATGGAACAAATTTTTGTGCCACATGTCATAGGCTTTGCCATCTAGAGTTGGATGACCTTTAAAAAAGTCTGTTCCTCCTTCAGCAACGATGATAAAATCGTCATGGGTTTCTGCATATTTTTCAAATGCAGGAATGGAGCAAAGCACTCTACCGGCTCCTCCATTGACAAAAAATGCTTTGGATCTCATATAAAAAAACTCCAAACAGTATGATAAAGAATGATCTATTCTGATGTATTTAGTCTACCAAAATTACATGAATAATACTTGCACAAGTCTTGGAAACTCAGTAAACATACCTCTTTTAAGAACTGCTCCATGCATGTGCCCACATTCATATAATACCATCCTATTGTATTTCATTTCAGATTCATATTCTAATCTTGGTACGGCTGATGGATCTTCTGGCATCCAAGCATAAAAGTTAGTTCCTCCATCACATTCTTCATCTTTATTGAGATAGATTACTGCAGCCCACTTATAATTGGTTGAATCTTTATGGAATGTATATGTATGTTTTTTCTCATTAAATCTAGTTTCAATATCATCCCCATTAGTGATATTTACCATAAATTTAGTATCTCTCCAAAAAGTATCATCGTACTCTGGATTCCAAAAATCAAATTGACATGCTTTTTCAAAAACTGATTTTAAATTCTCATCAAATCCTTCTATATTTTCAACAACTCTTGATCCTATAAGATTTCCCGTATATTTCTTATCGATCTTGCGAGTACCATTAAGAGCAATTTCTCGCACTTCATCAGGATTTTTATAGAAATCATCTACAGTAATTACATATCTCCATACATGCCCTAGGTCATTTTTAGCATGATCATATATTTTTTTTACTGTCGTCTTACGAGATTCATTTAGTTCAAACATATTTCTTCTCATTAAAAAGGGAGCCTTAGCTCCCATATAATATAATATTATATATCTACCTCAAATTCAACCGTTAATAACACCACTCGCTGGAGGGGCCCAATCGGCAGTTGCATCTGCAGGTGGTTCTGGGTCAGATGGGGGTGCAGAGTAAAATGGTTGGTCTGGGAACATATAGTATGCAATATTTGGTGAAACACCAGCAGCTTCCAATTCAGTTGGCAGATCTCTCAACTTCTGACGATATGCTTTCCAAGTATTCTTCATGTCCTCGGGCATGTCTTCTGCAATTTGACCATCAGTCTGTGCAAGCTGTGTATTTCTATGAGCTCTAATATCATCCCAGGTCAAATCATTTGGTCTGCCAAGCATTTTTTCCTGAACAGTAAATGCATGTATTGTTGGAACTCCATCAACAACTTTTACAGTTGATGCATCATAAAGATCTTCGATAAACAAATGTTGATTATACTTAAATTGTCTGTACCCTTGAGCAGTCATATCGGGACAATCTGGATGAGCAACGTCATCATCAATATCACGGGTTTCTTCTTTTTCATCGATGACTGGGCCCCTCAATTGACAGATGAGTGGATATTCGGTGCAATCCACTTCAAACATTTGAGTTACATCGGCTGGAATTGGTCTTCCATCAGCCATGTCATCTTCAGTCAAAGGACCGTACTTTTCTGTCCCATCGGCACCAATTTGGAGCCAAATTTTGTCAGGACCATCGTAAGTGACAGCTCTTGATTTGCCTTCGGAATATGAGTGATCTCTTAGAAAAGCGTTTGGAACAGGCATGTTCCAATCGTGAGAAATAATTTCTGTTGCCATGGTTAGATTTTTTCAGGTTAACGTCCTTCTCAGTTATTTATAACAAAACATAAAAAAAGACCCCTTTACGAGGTCTAAATGGACAATCGGGACATCCTGCCCCACAACATCCAGAATTACATATAACTAATTTTAACAACACCACTTCCACCAGTTCCACCTTGTCCGCAACATCTTTCACAGTAAGATGTGATCGCACCCTGACCACCATGTCCATATGGGGCTCTCCAGCAACCACAACGGACCCAACAATGTCTAACAGTATTAGCCACTGCCATAGTACCCAAGAATGGAGCTCCTGTAGATCTAGTCTCATTGAAGTAACAATGACAGTACATACCATCACCACCATATCCTTTTCTAGTACCACCACCATGGTTACCCATTCCAAAGTCTCCTCCATGAGCACCAGGTTGCATACAACACTTAGCCATAGTGGAACTACAAGTTGTGGCCCAAGAGTTAGTTGCACAACCTCTAGTACCACCCATTGCACAGAAGTTACTTAATCCAGCTCCATTCATATATGAAACACATCCATCACATCCAACACACTCTCTAGAACAACAACGATAAACACCACCAGCACATACTGTATATTGATTTGTTGGTGTTACACTAAGAGTTTTTGCATTATAGTATCCACCCTGAGCTCCATGCCAGTTATAACATCTGTTACATGAACATGTTCCATGTCCATTTCCTCCAGCGCCCCAGAGTTCCACATACATTTTTTGGACTCCAGTTGGAACAGTCCAAAGACAACAACAACCAGAAGTCATTGACTGGGGATCCCCATAGATCCACTTAACATTCCAGTTAGAGAATGCTCCACCCTGTAACTGAGTGTTAGTAATAGACCCATCAACAATCTGTGAGTTACTAATCTGTTTATAAGAAGCGTAATTAGCCATTAGGAATCCTAGTTAATAGTTATTTATCAGAAGTAAGTGATTTTGACGAGTCCACCACCACCAGTACCACCTTGTCCGCAACATCCTCCACAATATGAAGAGTGGGCGCCCTGACCACCATGACCATAAGGAACAATCCAGCAACCACAACGGATCCAACACTCTCTATTTGACATATGAACATCAGTTCCAATGAATGGAGCAGAAGTTGGTGTTTGCATCTGAACGTAACAGTGACACCAACCACGGTAAGTGTCATATCCACCAGTAGACCAAGTGTCTCGTAGGTTACCCATACCAAACTGACCACCATTACTTGTAGGAGCAGTACAGCAGTGCCATTCTGCATTACATGCAGTTGACCAACTAGTGTTGGCGTGACCACAAGATCCACCGTATGCACAGAAGTTACTTAGATTATATCCATTCACATAGGATGAACATCCAATGCATCCATAACATTCCCTAGAGAGACATGGATATACACCACCCGCACATACAGAATATGTGCATCCAGCGGCGGTATCTAACATCACACTATTATACAGTCCACCTCCAGCACCTCTATAGTGATGACATCTGTTGCAAGAACATGCGCCAGCTCCGTTTCCTCCAGAACCCCAAGCCTGGATCCAGAGTTTCTTAACTCCAGTTGGAACAACCCAAGCGCAGCAACATCCAGGTGAACATCGGCACATAGTTCCATAGATCCACTTTACCCCAAATGTTGAAGTTGGGGATGAAGCAAATTTTGAAGATCCTAAGATTCCATTATCTAGTTGATCTCCCTGAATTTTTTTATAACTTGTGTAGTCGGCCATTGATTCCCCTTGATTACATGTATGTGATACGTACTATTCCAGATCCACCAGTACCGCCTTGTCCGCAGCATCTTTCACAATATGAAGTCATTGCGCTTTGGGCACCGCCACCATATGGTGCGATCCAGCAACCACAACGCATCCAACAGTGACTGGAGTACGTTTTATTACCAATTCCAATTAGTGCGGCTCCACCACTGCAAGTTTGTGTATTAGACATACCACAATGACAGTTCCATTGACCACTGAATCCTGGGTTATGGGGAGATACTGCAAAATCACCATTATATGTTCCTGGTTGCATACAGGTGTGATAGGTAGATGCACAGAGGTTGGACCAATCAGTATTGGCTTCTCCTCTCATACCACCCACTGCACAGAAGTTACTTAGATTATATCCATTCACATAAGATGAACATCCGTAACATCCAACACATTCTCTAGAACAGCATCTATAGACGCCAGCAGCACATACTGAATATTGACAACTTCCTGTTGTAGTAATTGTCTTGGTGTTGTACGATCCACCGCCAGCACCTTTGAAGTGATGGCATCTGTTGCAAGAACATGCACCATTTCCATTACCACCAGCACCCCATAGTTCCCAAGTAATTTTACCAACTCCAGATGGTACTGTCCAAAGACAGCAGCAACCAGAAGTCATCGAGGTTGGAGATCCATAGATTGTTTTTACATTCCAGCTCGGTCCAACACCAGTAGCAAGTTTTTCAACGGTGATGGACCCATCTGGAACCTGGGCCGCAGTTACTTTTTTATATGATCTGTAGTTGGCCATTTACGATCCTAGATTAGTTTTATTTAGATAAAAATTTATAAAGAAAATCATAACAAAGATAGTCACGTATCAGACGGAGAACAATCTCCAACCGTAGGTATCACCCGAGAAGGCAAGTTCAAATGAAGCCCCTTCAAGATTGACCGTCATGTTAGCATCATCACCCTGAATCTTCTTCCCATTACGGTTAACAACTAGTGCGTTAGAATCAAAGGTCTTAGCAACATCATAGAATCTAATGGTATCTCCCAGTGTGGGGGTTCCAGGTAGAGTCAGAGTTAAAGTACCACCAGTGGTGTTAACAAAGTAGACCTGATTCGACAGAACCGCGCCTGAACTCGATACCGTTGAGTATGTCTTAAGTCCAGGTTGTGCCCAAATAGATCCGTTATAGAATTCAATAGAACCAAGATCAGTGTTGAATCTCAAAGCACCAAGGTTGAACTCTTCATCGATACCACCAGGTCTTTCGGCAGTAGTACCAACTGGTGGAGTCATTGCCTTGGTTCCCATCGCACCATGACGGAGGAATCCAGCAACTGCACCCTCAGTAGGACATGCAGTATTAGACATACCAGACATGAATTCATCCGAGGAGAATTCGTTGATTGCCTCACCAATTTGACCACCGATTGCACCCAGTCTCAGTTCAGTCAAACCAGACAGGTTGAACGCAGAAGCATCCAAGGTTGCACGACCAGTCAACTGATCAACGGAGAAGAATTGACCGACTCTGAAGTTACCACCTTGGTCAGTGGAAACGAAGAACACCTTACCAGGACCGAAGATGTTAGTCTCATTACCCTGAATAATCTGAGTTTGATCAACATCGGGATAATTGGTCTCTACTTTGTTACCAGTACCAACACTCAAGAAGTCATGACCTGTTAGGCGACACTGTGAGAAGAGGGTTCTAACAGATAATGTAGAACCTGCACCAGTAACCTCTCGGGTATCCCATGTGCCAGTTGTCTTCTCTGGAGAAATTGTCAGCGTAGCACGATCTTGATATGTTACTGTTGCAATACCACTAGTCGTGTAATACGTGTATGTAGCCGCAGCAGCAACATTCGTGACGGTGTTAATGATATAGAAGAGATTGTCATCACCGTAAGAGGATGTAGAGAATCCAAGTGCGTCACCAACTAAGAGTGTTGAAGAAATATTGTCAACCTCAAGGATTGTTCCTCTTTGTCCTCCGATAGAAGAAGTAACGCCAGAAACTGTGATAGAACCAACACCAGCCTGACTGTCGCCACCAGCACCGAACCAGATAATCTCACCATCTACGAATCCAGTGGTTCCAAGACCAACCGAACCATAACCAGGATGATACTTGAAGTAGATTCTGTCTGCAGAGGTTTGATCGTTAATGAACCATCCACGAGCACCAGAGGTAGCACCAAACATGGTAGCACCAATAGCCAGAGTACCAGCCTTAGTTGGACCGTTTACTTCCATCAGAGAACCAAAGACTCTTGATGTTCTTGGGGTTTCGTCTGTGGAGAATCCAGATGCAATAACACCGTAATCACCATAGGAGTTGTTACCACCAACGGAACGAATTCTAGATCCGCCACCAGAGTAGTATCCCCACTTACAGTAGTAGGTGAAGCAAGAAACAATCTCGGAGATTGCACTCTTGTCTAGGATATATCCAGCACCATCGGAAGATACCTGGGTGAAGGAGTCAAAGACAATTGATTTCGCACCCTCGGTATGGACACCACCATCAGCGAATACACCAACAGCACCACCACCGTGACGACCGAAATCACTTGCATTATCGGAGAATACAGTACAATCCTTAACGTAAGGAGACTTATTATTGATTGGGGAATCTGGGTTAAAGGCACAAACAACACCAGCAGCAGTTGTTCCAAGACCAGTTCTAATGTTACTATTATCTAGTACAAAAGGTGCGTTAGGATCATACATAAATCCTTCCATTCCCTTCATGGACATTGCCTGAAGTGTAGTAGCATCAGACAACTGGAACATCTGAGATCTGTTATTAGGAGTAACAGTGTCGTCAGAGAAACCAGAAGCAGGTAGAATCTGAGTACCTCTTAGTGAGTTACCGATAATCGAGGTAAAAGGAGGAACCTTGATTGGCAGTTGCTCATAGAACTGTGAAGCAGACAGTTTCAGAATAGCAGGAGTTAGGTCAGTTAGATGACCACCTCTTACATATGTGTGATTGATTGTGGAGATACCAACGTTAGCTCTAATTCTATTGGCATCGATAACCTGAAGAACCTCAAAGTAAGACTTGGAGACCTTATCGGGATAAACCGTTGTTGTAACACCAACAAACGCAGTACCACCAGAAACATAGAGATAATCAGTATTGGAAACACCGACGTTAACTACAATAGAGTTGTTATCGGGAACTGCCTGAACTGGGAACTGGAAAGTAGATGCCTGAGTATGAACTGCAGGGAACTTACCAGTAATTGTCTGAGAAGAACTTGCAGTACCAACATTAACCGTGATGGTAGTAGTTGTTGCAGCAGTAATCGACAGAGCAGTATTGTATGCAGGATCAGGAGAACCATCACCAGCAGTTGCTCTTGGATATGCGTGGTCGGTTAGGTAACCGTCCATGGAACACTTGAAGACCAGACCTTCGGTAAGAAGTTTGACCGATGTACCAACATCAAGTTGATGAACACCGACATCCATTACGATATCGCCAGTTACCTGGTTATATGTTGCACCACCAACTTGGAAGTTGACGATAGGAGAAGGTCCAACGTTAACTGTGAAAGTGTTTGCAGTAATTGCGTTGATTGAGAGGTTGACGCCGTATGCAGGGTCAGTTGTTCTTGGATATGTCTTATTAGAACTACCACCGTCCATCTGACAAGTGAATGTCATTGAGTTGGCATCGAAGCTGATGGTGTCACTAATCGATAGACCGTGAGAACCAACAGTGATCTCCAATTCACCACTAGTTGCGGTATAAACAGCGTTTGTTGGAGTTAACTGGGATCCAGCAAGAGATCCTGTTACAACGTTAACTGCACCCGAAGTAGCAGCCACAAAGTTATGAATGTAGTCACCACCAGTGATGAGGGCATCCTGTTCTGCACTGGAGAACTGGTGATCAAAGTTTGCATTACCAGTGAATGAAATACCAAGATTTCTCAATCTAACAGTAGCACCAATTCCAATTTCTGGAGCAGCACCAAGACCAATAGCAGTAATAGTTGCAAGACCAACAGCCTTGTTATAGGTCATGCCCAAGATGTTGAAGACATTACCACCAGATAGACATTCAAATTCAATCTCAGCCAACTGAACAAACGTACCAACGTTTGCCAGACCGTGACCAGGAGATGTGATAGTTGCAACACCAGTTGAAGCAGTATACTGGAAGTCAGTGATATTGTTATCAGGACGTGCAGCAGCACAAGCCGCCTTGATTGTCTTAAATGCAAGGTTAGGTGCAAGACCGTTGTTGGCATCTAGACCATCTTCGGAGTCAACGTAATAGATTCTTGTCTGGTTACCAACAATTTCGTATCCAGGAACTCCATCACTTTGAACTGCAAGTGCATAACCAGTAGAACCAATACCGATTCTAGAAGGACCACCGTTATAGGTAAGAATATCACCCTTAGTATTAAGAGCCGCAGATGAGTCACCAGCAGCCAATGTTTCCCAATATGTTCCTACACCAGCAATTGGGTTAATATTTACGAAAGAAGCACCAACCGAGACATACGAGTTAGATCCATATCTAACGACATGACCTGGATGATATGCGAATGTTGTGGAGAAATTACCAACAAAGCTAATGCCTTTGACCAGAAGATCCCAGACGGCTGTGCCACTATACTGAGCATCTCCAACAGTTCCCAGACCAGTTTGAACAGGAGAAACATTGGTAGTAATACCAAGTCTGTGGCGATAAGAATTACCACCAAACAGAACCATATCACCTCTATAATAGGTGCCTTCTGTATATGTTACTGCAGCTCCAGCAAGACCATCGGAAAGAACATTCCACTTACTACCTGTTCCTAAACCAATGTATTCTGGTGGGTTAAATCCAGCAGCAGAAGTAGTAATTGCAACATAGGAAGACCCGTTGTAATTAACAACGTCCCCTTGCTGATACTCTGTAGTGTTTTGCCACTCACCTTCTGCATTAAAACCTGCTACATACTGAACAACCTTCGTCTCATCGATAAATGTACCGACAGAAGTATGTGCAGTCGTAACACGATATACTACGTTACCGAAAGTGACGAGATCGTTTACTCGGTAATACGTATTTGTTAACCAACTACCCCTGTTCTCTAGACCCTCAATATGAAGATTCCAATTACCGAGATCGGTGTAGAAGTTAGCAGTGCTTCCAGTGGAAGTGTGGTTTGCGACCGCTACATAAGTATTGCCACCAAACTTGGCGATATCGTCAATCAGGTAAGATTTGGAAGTAGCCCAATTACCTGTCCAGTTGAATTTTACTCTTCCAAGTCTAAACTCAGCCATTGTTTCTCCTTTTAATTATTATTTTGGTCCGATAGAGTTGTAATCATAATCTGGTCCATTGAACCTGATGACGAAAAAACCATCATCATCTATGTAATAGTAGAGGTTCCTTCTATCAAAGCGGATCTGTTGATATTTATCATTCGGATCATCTAAAGATTTTTTGTCCGTAGCAATGTCGTTACGAATGACTGACGTTTTACCAACACCAACATCATAACAACCATAGTCAACACCATCACCGAATTCTGGAATTGAAGTTCCATTGGTTCGATAAAACTCGCCTAGTTCTGTAGATGCAGCACTAACTTTAGAGAAATGCAGCATATTATCTGCGTCTCTTCTTAATGCGTATACAAAAAATCCAGATGATTCTGATGGTAAAAATTCACCAGAAATTGAATTACTTAGGGTTAGTGCCATGTTTAACTGCCTCTATTGTTGAACACTTTCCAAAGACTTCCATTCCAAATGAATGTTACAGATGCTCCAGATACATCCATAATAAAAGGTGAACTTTCTCTTACGAGGTGACCGTTCTCAAAAGACTTATCTGAAATAACGTTTACTGGATTGATACTCATAAAATTACCAAAATCTTCAATCCAAACCCAGTCACCAACTGCACGAGGAGTTGGTAAAGTAACATTCAATCCTGTAGGAGTATATGTGGAGTCAACCGTATATTTCTGGTTAGTACCAGTGGTAGTATCTCCAGCGACATAAATCCATCTTGATCTTGAAAGTTCAAAACCGCCAGGAGTTACACCGTCATGGACAACAGCAACATTTTTATCCGTATCAACAGTAATTTCAGCAAGGGCCCCAGTGAAGTTAAAGTGTTCAGCTGTGGTTCCCTTTCTAAATTGAACCTGTTTTGTCATGATTCAGAACTCATGAAAGGTATGCTTCTGATTTATTTATAAAGTTAAATGATAGTAACGTATACGCGAGCTGGTTCAAACGCAATTGTTTCCGTAAATGAGGCTCCGAAGAAGTTGGCAACACCGATACCGACGTATGTTGTTCTCGCAAATGCTTCGTCTTTTGTACCAAATCCGAAGAGAGAACCAGAACCAACAACTTCTGGGAAAGTCCTCTTGACGGCAACGCCCCCAGTAAAGTATATAACTCCCGTGCCTGTGTAATGTGGAGTGTAATCGACTTCTGGGTGAACAAGAGGAGTGTTTGAGAATGTAAATGTTCCTGATGTGCCAGGATCTTTGTCGTCTCCATAGTATCCAAATACCTGTATTGGTTTTGTAATACCAACACCAGAAATTGTAGTAATTCCAGATGTGCCTGGATCTCTGTCGTCTCCGTAGTATCCATAAACTTGATTGAGTGCCGTTTCGGCATTTCCGTCGATGGAGAAGAGAATTGTATCTGCGCCTGTACCACTGACAAATTTCTCTGTTGCAGAACCAGATATTGGAAGAGTTCCTTTTCCGACGATCTTGAGATCGACCTTGACGATAGAACTACCAACAAAAGTAAGATCTCCAAATCCAACCTCTGCGGGAGTATAGTCGATCTGTGGGTGAGTAAGTTCACCAATAATTGTGATAGTTCCAGACGTGCCAGGATCTCTATCATCTCCGTAGTAACCGTAGACCTGAATTTCTCTGGTTTCTGCAATTCCTTCGATATCGAAGAGAGCCGTAGTAGTCTCCGAAGGAATAACAATCGATTCTGCACCACTGGAGGAGAAATTGAACGTGCCTCCAGTTGCGATAGAAAGAGTAATTCCAGTAATAACTCTTTCTGTGTTGTAGATGGAAATCGTTCCACCCGTTTCGTTGTCCAGAGAGACACGTTCTTGCGAATATCCCGAAACTGTAAAGAGAACTGTACTTTCTGGAGTCTGGAAAGAACTTGGAGCATCTGTTGTTCCAGATGCAGTGAGTAATCCAGATCCAACATAATCGAAGGTTCTTCTTTCGTATAGAGCAGAGAATTTGAAGAGTTCTCCCGTTCCAATTTCTCTGAATGTTGCAGCGAGATCGGAATATTCTCCAGAGAAGTATGCAGTTCCAACACCAATATAATCTCTGGTGGACTTGATGATGATTCCTTGCTGAGCAGGAGTAATCGAAATGACTCCAGTCGTTCCAGCTCCAGGATCTCTGTCGTCCCCATAATATCCAAATACCTGAATTGGACGAGCAGGGGAGACACCCGTGAAGGTGACTTGTCCAGGACCACCAAAGATTGTTCCAGGAGAATAACTTTCCGAAAGACCAGTCTCTCTCCCAGAACTGATTCCCTGAGCCGCGGTATGAATACCGAGGATATAGATAGTACCATCAGTAAAGATTGGTGCATTGGTACGACCAATAGCCTTACCACTAAGAGTAAGAACACCCTCTCCTTTATAATCGGGAAGATATCTGGTAGTGACAATACCAGGACCAGTACCATCTTCGTTGAGCCCACCACCACTCGCAAGTGTAAATGCGGTCTCAATACCAATATTTCTCTCAATACCATAATGTGGAGTGAAGTCGATGTCTGGATGATATAGTTCTCCAAACAGACGTTGAGTTGCCTTTGTTGTCGCGACAGCAAAGGAAAGTCCAGGTCGAACATCTGCTCCACTGAATACATGTAGATAAGTTCCTTCTGGAGGATCCATGGAGGATCTTTCCACTGCAGAACCAGAGAAGGAAAGAATGCCAGTTCCAATCTCGACAAATCTGACCTTCTCGACTCCAATACCAGAGAAATATGCAGTTCCAATTCCAACTTCGGCAAAGGTGACCGATTCGTCTTCGGCTGCACCAGAAATTGTGAAGAGAATTGTATCTTCTGGAGTCTGAGCAATAAACTTCTCTGGGGAAGTAGTACCAATAAAGTCGAATAGGACGGTATTGCCATCCGAGGTAATAAATCTCTCTTCTGCAGTACCAGAAGGAATAATAGTACCAGAACCATTCCATTGAGGAATAAATCTGGTGATCGTAAGAGTTGGAGGTTGCTCAATATCAACCTGACCATAAGGTACTCTGGTTAGAGAATCGGTAGTAGCATTGATGAATCCAAAGTCATCGTAACCTTGGTTGATATCCTGATCAATGAATCCAGTGTAATTTGGATATAGATATTGATCATATGCTGGACCACCTGGAATTGGAGATCCTTCGGTAATAGTACCAAGATCTTCAGATACGACAGTAGTTCCAAAGTTGACAGGGAACGATTCTGTTTTGTCGAAACTTGGAAGAATACTTGTTCCGCCAGTGCTCTGGTCATAAGTTAGACCGTTGCTACTGAACAGTACATCTTGGTCATAAGTATTCGTCTCATTATCATAGGTTTCAACTTCAGATGCAGCACCAGAGAAGTTGAGACCCATCCCATATGCAGCTGCATTGAGGATATTTCCATAATCTTCATCTTGAGGACCATAGTAGATTGAAGATTCGTTGTAACTCTTAACGAAGTCCTCATTAATAAGTCCACCACCAATTGTGGTGAGAACAAGATCCATATCAGGATCAATGATCCTGAGGTATGTCTGGAACTCTTCTCTACCTGTACGGAGTGTAGCAATACCAACACCAGTAACAGTAGGACTGAATACAATACCTGCAGTTCCGCCAACATATACATCACCCGTTGGATCGGGACTAACTGCTCTTGCTTCTGCAAGACCAGATAGGAAAGTAAAGTTCCCATCAGTTCCTTGAGGTTCAATGAACGGAGTGACCGACTCATTACCAGAACCACTGAGAGTAAATTCACCTTCGAGACCGAATACTGTACTTTGTGGAGCCTGACTGAACCAGTTGTAACCAAAGATGTTGATACCAGCCTTGTAGGTGGCAATACCAGTAATACCAGAAGATTCGTATCCGAACGTTCTTTCCAGACTGGAATCTTCGGAAATTCTGAAGGTTGCAATTCCAGTAAATCCAAGTGTCTGTTTGGTGAGCGAAGACTCTCCAACAGAGAATGT